ATGTATCTAATAGCAAATGGAAGAGCTATACGCGAACGACGCAAGGCGGCAGGACTGTCTCAAATGGAGTTGTCTAAGCTCGCTGGCTTTGGAGAAGGCAATACAGCCATTTGCCGGATTGAAAGATCAAAACATAAAGTACATCCTTTTCGTGCCAAGGCCGTAGCCGATGTGCTTGGGTGCAGCGTGGATGAGCTGTTTGAAAAGGCCGAGAAGAAGATTTCATGAGTTTGGGCTGTTCTGCAAAAGCGATGCTTCAAAAACTCTTGGATATGACGCAAAGCGCTCCAAGACCATTGCCGATGTGTAACGAAACGTGACGCATGGGTACAGACGGGAATAAAATCTGATGGAACCCAGGCTATGCCTCGGAACAGCACCATGTTTATTCCTGAAGGCGACATGCACCGCCTTACCACATACAGCTTGAACAAAACCAATATCAAATAAGGAGGACCAAAGATGAACCAACAGATGAAAGTATTCAACCATGAGCAGTTCGGTAATGTGCGCATTATCGAGGAGGACGGCAAGGTATTATTCTGTGCGGTTGATATTGCACGGGCGTTAGGTTATAGCAATACTCGTGACGCAACCGGCAGACATTGCAAGGGGGTCGTAAAACGCGACGGGGTCTCCATGACCACAAATCAGCATGGAACGTCCACTAAACAGGTTAATCTAATGTCATTTATCCCGGAAGGCGACGTATACCGCCTCATCACGCACAGCAAGCTGCCTTCGGCAGAACGTTTTGAACGTTGGGTGTTCGATGAAGTGCTGCCCAGCATACGCCGCACAGGCGGCTACGGTCAGCAGCTCAACATGGAGCTGGTAGCGCAGATAATTACAATGACCGTACAAGCCACGGTGAAGGAGCTGCTGCCGCTCATAATGCAGGAGAAAAGGCCGGAACCCGAGCGCAAGGAAGTACAGGTAGCCGTAAACAACCAGCGCCCTCCGGTGCGCGGAGTGAGCCAGTTCAAGATAGTATCCAGCGGCTTCGCGGAAGTGGTCATAGAGCTTTCACGGCAGCACAAGACCAACCGCGAAATACGCGACTATCTGTTTGAGCAGGGCTTGGAGATATCCGAAATGAGCATAAGCCGCTTCCGCAGGAAATGCGCGCTTGAGCCCACCGTGCTGACAATAGCCGTCTAAGGAGGAACAAACATGGAATATATAGGACTTGGATTTTGCCTTATGCTCATAGGCGTAGCGATAGGAGCCATTGCCGGAGTTGTGGCGGAGGAAATACTGGACGAGCGTTGGCGCCGTAAGGCGCAAAGGCGAAGGCCGCAGCACAAAACGCTGTATATAGAGAACCTGAAAGAGAACGAAGCAAACTGAGCGGATAGCCGAAACCGCCGCAAGGCGGTCTATGGGAACCGACCACCCCATACTGATGATGGCAGGTCAAACGGAGGAAGGGGCATGAAACGGTACGGATTAGTCACAACGACCGAAGCAGCAAAGCTTACGAATCAGGCGTTAATGACAGTCCATCGCAAAATAAAAAGCGGTGAATATAACGCCGTAGCTGTTGACATGCCCTGCGGCCGCGGCGGAAAGCAATACATGGTGGATATAACAGATCTGCCCAAGAGCGCACAGATGCGCTATATAGCCCAAATGGAGGGCGGGAATATCGGAGAGGCTGACATAGTGAGCTATCAACAGCGATACGGCGACAAAGGCGTGAACGAGGTACTCATGCGCCGCAACGCCGTGCTTGAATGCAGAATAATTGAAAAGGACGGCAACGGCAACATAACCGCGCGGAAGAATGAGCTTGCTGCGCGGCTTGGCGTAACGCTGAGGACGATATACCGCTGGCGCGACGCATACGAAGCAAGGGGCCTTGCCGGACTTATGGATAAAATCGAACAGTCCAACAAAGGCAAGCCGAAGAACATGTGCCTGTTTGCGCAGGACGTTATAAAGGCGAACCTGTACTCCGCTGCGAAGCATACGAATCGCAGCGCATATGAGAAATTAAAGAAGCTGAATACGGAGCTTGGCTGTAAGGCCTGCGAACGCTGCCCGCATTGCGAAGGCAGCATTGTCCGCCGCGAAATGGCTCTTCAGGGAGCCGCGCAGGAATACGAGCTGTGCGACCAAGCCGGAGGCGGGCTTGTCATACCGGGCAGCGTAAGCGCCTTAAACAGATATGTGCAGACTATCCCCGCGGATGAGCTTGCATATGCGCGCTATGGCCACAGATATTGGGAAGCAAAATATATGCCCAAGGCACAGCGCACAAAGCCGGAGAAGATAAACGAATGCTGGTTTGGCGACCATCATATGTTCGACCTGTTCGTTATAGACGATGATGGGCGCATCGTACGCCCGTGGATGACGGCATGGAGCGATGCAACAAGCGGCGCGTTTGTGGGCTGGTGCATTACAACGAATCCCAACAGCACAACCATTGCGGAAACATTCGTCCGCGCCGTGGCCAAGTCTAAACAAAGTCCGTTCTACGGTGTGCCCTCTACGATATATATTGACAACGGTAAAGACTACCGCAGCAAACGGTTTGAAGGCGACAGGGAAACCGAACACGTTATAGGCTATTTGAACGAGAAGATGGTAAATACGTCGCTCTTGCAGGCGCTCGGCGTGGCGGTTATACATGCACAGCCGTATAAAGCGTGGTCAAAGATAATTGAAAGGCTTTTCGGCATTATAGAAGATCGCTACATACGCGATCTGCCCGGCTGGTGCGGCAATTCACCGTCGCAGCGTCCGCAAGACCTGACACGTGCATATCTTGAAAAGCAAGCTGAGCGCGGCAGGCTGCTTACGATAGCTCAATTTGAACGCATAATGCGCGAGCAGATAATTCCCGCCTATCATAACGAGGCGTTTGACAAAGAACAGTCACCGCTTGAAATATACGAGAGCGGCGAAAAGGCACGTAATGACCAGCCTGATTGGGATGTGCTTGCCATGATACGCACTGAACAAACGGTGCGTAAAGTCAGCTATATGGGCATAAAGCTGCGTAACCAATGGTATTGGGACGATACGCTGCGGCATATGGTCGGGCAGGATGTAACCGTGCGATACAGCAAGGATGATGACCTGAGTATATCGGTAATTGCCGATAATAAGTTCATATGCGAAGCAGCGCTCAAGGATAAGCTCAAACTTATCGGCGAAAACGAGGACAAGCTTGCCGCACACATGCATCTACAGCATCGATCTGCACAGGAGGTACGCAGCGGAATATCCAATGCAAAGCGCGCCGTGCAGATAGGCCTGCGCAATGTCTACTATGAGCCAATAGACGTTATGGCCGCAGGAACGGGCAATATAACCACTCTTGAGTACCGCAAGGCAGCTAAAGCCAAGGCGGCAAGGCGAGCTGAGCTTGCCGAAGAGGTAAGGCGCAACAAAGCGAGCGAGGATACGGCGAATGATACGGTGCGCGATATGTTCATGGCTATGGGCAGAGCGCACGGTAACAAATAAACCATAACTTATGTCAAAAAGGAGGACACGGAACATGGAAACAGCAAGGACATTAGACACGCAGCGTGATACGGACGCACTGCGCACAGCGCTCAGAGCGCTGCAGGAGGACGGCATAACCTTTGCCGAAATAAGCAAGGCAACGGAGGTGCATAGGACGGCTATAAGCCAGCTGGTAAATCAAGGCGTAATGCCGAGTATGAAGCATGTGGCCGCATTGTGGGCGTTTATAGACCGCCAACGTGCCGAGATGGAATATGTGCGCACAAATACTCCGGCCACATACAAGCAAGAGCTTGAAATATGGGAAACGGAAGAATATGTGCTTGCCAAGGGCTGGTGCGACTATATCTACCAAAAGCGAAAGATGGGGGTACTGATCGGCGCTCCCGGCACGGGCAAGACCACCGTATTGAAGCAGTTTGTCGCAGAGCATCCCGGAAGCATATACATTGAAGCAATGCCAAACATGCGTACGAACGACCTGCTGAACACTATCGCAAGGCGTGCCGGAATAAGTCTGAAGGGCAACGGCTGCCAGCGCATGGAGGGACTCATAGATGCGCTTGCCGTGCGCAACGATGTTGCTATACTCGTTGACGAGGCAGAGTATTTGAAGAAATGGGATGTAGATAAGTTTGAATACCTGCGAAAAATATGGGATAACACGGGCACCCCGATCATTATGGCCGGCACTCCCGAGCTTGAGACTACCATTAAAAAAGGCACAGGGAAGGATAACCTTGCACAGCTATATCGCAGAAAATACGAGTTGCAGCTCAAGGGCATTTCCGCGAAAACGGCTCTCCAACACTTGTGCCAATACCATATTACCACAGATGCGGCAAAAATGCTCGCAGAAATTGGAGCAGATGTGCAGCACGGAGGACTTGGCAACCTTACGGAACTGCTCGATCTATGCCTTGAAGCGGCTGCCGGAGGCGAAATAAGTGCCGATATGGTAAATGCAGCAAAGAAATATAAACTTATGTATTGACAAGGAGGTAACTATGGCAAGAATAAAACCCAAGGACAAGCTGCCACAGCTTCAAAGCTGGGACGATGTAGACCTTGCATTATGCGAGATCGCGGAGCATATGCGGGTGACGGAATCTATACAGCATAAAATGCAGCAGGTAATTGATGACGCAAAACTGCAGGCTAAAGATGCCTGCGACCCGCATGCGGCTGCAATAGACGCCCTGAGCCGGCAGATAAAAGAATATGCCGAGCGCAACAGGGACAGCCTAAAGAAAAAGACAAAGCCTCTTGTTTTCGGCAATATAGGCTGGCGTAAGAGTACTAAGCTTACCCTCCCGCGAGATCCCGGAAAAGTGGCCGACATAGTTCGGCTGCTACGCGCGCTGGGCTGGAATGATTGCATTAAAGTAGAACCGCCAAAGGTTAACCGTGAAGCGCTGCGTACGCATCCTATAGAGGATATAATCAAAGTGGGCGTAGACGTATCGGTAACGGACGAATTCTGGCTGGAAGTAAAAAAGGACGCCATACCGGCGGAACCGGAGGTACAAGATGGGCGCATATGAATATACACCCGCCCCTATTACTCCGGCTCAAAAGCGGTGCATATATACGCTGGCCCGAAGGGAATTGAATATCTCTGATGAAGACATACATGCGATGACCTTTTATTTGGGCGGCGTAGAACACGTAAGCGAACTCACGGCCAAACAGGCCAAAAGCATGATTGACATGCTGAAGGATATGGCCGGGCAGGATACGAATGTTACGCGGCGAGGGAAACCTACGCCGCGGCAAATCGAACTGATAAACAGTATATCCTGTGAAATGGGTTGGAACGATGATAGGCTGCGCGCATTTATAGAAAAGCGTTTCAGGATATCACATGTAAAGTTTTTAGACGATAAGACCGCCGTAAAGGTTATAGAGGCACTAAAGGCTATAAAGGCAGGAAATCGCGGAGAAAGGAGACATACGGGCGATGATCGAAATACCTCAATGGTTACGTGACACAGATCCAGCATTATTGCCGGAACAACACCGGAAGATTGCAGAGCTGATAGGATATGATAAGATGCTTAACCTTGTATCGACATACAGCGGCGATTACCTATATATCCCCAAGCTTGACGCGATCATACGCGCAGTGCGCAACAAGAGCCTCATTGAGGACCATCGCAAAGGGACTGCGCCGCCGGAATTGGCACACAAGTACGACTTATCAGTGGTGCAGGTATATGAGATAATAAAGCGGGCGCAAGCGGACAGAAACGATGAACAGATCACGTTTTTTGAAGGAAAATGATTAAGTAATTAAGTTAGCGCAATTACATACCTAAGCATATGCAGCAAATGCGATAATACCGATACGGGAATTCCCGTATCGGTATTTTGCCAACCGGAGGTTGTTATGAGCGAGGCATGGATAACGTGGATAATTCAAGGCGTAACAGGCCTTGCTTTAGGCGTTATAGCGTGGTACATGAAACGTGACCGGGAAGAGATAGATAAGAAGGTCGGTAAGCAGGAAGAGCGTATAGACCGGCTTGAAAAGGAAATGCGGGGGCTTCCGTTTACTTATACCACGCGCGATGACTTCATTCGGACAACCACGCAAATTGACCAAAAGCTGGATAAAATACTTGACCGCATAGCTGATATGCAGAAGGAGGGCTAAATAAATGGCGAGTATAGAAGTAATAAAAAATCGTGAGATACGCGGCTGCATCCTGCGCGCACTGGCTAAAACGCAGTTCAGGGCTATAAGCGACCACTCGCTTGCCTTGGCCCTTGTGAGCGTTACAACGGACATATATCCGCATTTATGCTACTTGGCCGATAAGGGATACATAAGCGTAGTGGATGTGCGCGGTGATGACATACCCGGTGTAGAGTCGTTGGTAAACCTGACCGCCAAAGGTGTAGATCTTATCGAAGGCAGCATCCCGGGTGACGTTGGTATCGTACTGTAAGGTGCATAATGGGTAAGCAGCGCGAACGCAACCGCATAAAATCGCGGGTAGACGAGCTGCCGCAGGATGCGCGCGAAATGCTTGACAGAATGTTGGGCGATGTGACCAACACATATGCCGAAATATCTGAAGCCATGGGTTCGCGTGGCTGGGATATCAGCAAATCGAGCATCGGGCGGTATGCGATGCGACAAAACGCGGTTGCCCGCCGTCTAAAGGAATCGCGCGAGCAAATGGTGGCGCTTATAAACGAAGTTAAGGACAACAACGATGTTGAAGCATCCGAACTTGCGTCGTCGCTTTTGATAGACGGCCTTACAAGGCGAATAGCAACGGCCGAAGATGACTTTGAGAACATGCCGCTTGAGAAGGCCGGACGGCTGCTTGTGCAAATACAGCGCTCGGCAATATATAAGGAGCGCATGAGATCCACGCGGGCGCGTGCCTGCAAGGATGTTGAAATAAACATCATGGCGCGTATGCGACGTCAAATACACGATGATCCCGAATTGCTGTCGCGTATTGCCGATCTTGTCCGTGCCGCTGCCGAAGAGGAGGCGAAACGCGATGAGGATGGATAATTGGTATGTGCTGCATGTGCGTACCGGGCAGGAAATGAGCGTAGCGGAAGCCGTGCGGAAACTGCCGGGTGCAGCGGCGCTTGTCCCTTCCGTAATACTAACCGAACGTAGAGACGGTAAACGGGAAGAATGCAGCCGGTTACTTTATCCGGGGTATGTATTTGCACAGACCGAGCGACTGAATGCTCAAAGATACTATGACTTCAAGCGCATCGACGGCGTACTCCGCCTGCTTGGTCTTGATGACGGAGATATACCAAGGTGCGTACCGGAAAGCGAAATGCAAATGGTAATGGATATAACCGGTGATACCCAGACGGTAGGAATATCCCACGGTATCAAGGATGCAGGCGGCAGGATAAAGATTATAGACGGGCCCTTGAAAAGCCTTCAGGGTCATATCACCAGGATAGATACAAGGCAGCAGCGCGCAACGGTGCGCCTAAGCCTGATGGGGCACTCGCAGATAGTAAGTGTCGCTCTCATCACAAGCAGTCCGACAGAGCCGGAGGCTGAGTAATCGCCCCGTCAAACATCGAACGAACATATTGATGTTTCCCGCTACCACCGTCCTGTTTCTCCGTCGGTGAATGGCGAAGCATAGTCCTCCCGAAAATTGGGCTACACGCCGTTTTATGGCGCGTGTAGCCCAATTATACTATCAAATATACCATAACGCCAAATAACGGCACTACAACGCATTTTAACGCTATATGCGGAGGTGAGACCATGGCTGTACAAGACCTTGAATATTTACTTGCCCCGGATGGGGTAACGGATGAACGCTTCTTATGTGCCAGGAGCAGCTTCTGGGAATACTGCAAACTGCGCAATCCGAAGTTCTTCCGCAGCGAGAGGAAGTACTTAGAAGAGCTTGCAAACTGCTTGCAGAACTTATATGAAGGTAAACTGATCAATCCCACCACCGGTGAACCATACAAGAAAATGATGATGAACCTGCCGCCGCGGCATGGCAAATCGTATACACTTACGCTTTACTGTCAATGGTTGCTCGGCAAATCAAATACGAACCGGATCATCAGTGTCAGCTATAACGAAACCCTTGCCGGGCGTTTTGCCCGTAATGTGCGCGACGATATTGATGCCACCAAGCTTGATCCCAAGCTGGTTGTGTTTTCGGATGTATTCCCGACAACGCGCATAAAACAGGGGGATGCAAGCACGCAATTATGGTCGCTTGAAGGGCAGTTCTTTAACTATCTTGCTACCGGTTTCGGCGGCACTATAACCGGCGTAGGTTGTAGTATAGGCGTCATAGACGATCCCATAAAGAATGACAAGGAAGCGTTTAATGACCGCGTACTCGATGAACAGTGGGCATGGTATTGCGACACATTCCTATCGCGCATTGAAGAAGGCGGTTTGCAAATTGTAAATATGACAAGATGGTCAACAAAAGACCTTTGCGGCAGATTACTGCAAAATGACGCAGGTGATTGGTACATATTCTGCCGTCCGGCTTACGATGAAATATCCGGCAAAATGCTGTGCGAAGAACTGCTGTCAAAGAAGAATTACTTCAAAAGGCGCACACTTACATCGGATGCTATCGCCGATGCAAACTACCAGCAAAAGCCCGTGGACGTGAAAGGCAAGCTGTACAGTACGTTTGCAACATATAAAGAACTGCCTCGAAAAGCAGACGGAACGCCGGGATTTGAAAAAATCATATCATATACCGATACTGCCGATACGGGCAGCGATAAACTTTGCAGTATAGTAGCCGGACAGCTTGCCGGACAGGGATATGTGCTTGATGTTGTATACACCGACGAACCTATGGAAACAACAGAGCCGCTTGTTGCAGCGCAGCTGCATGATTATCATGTAGATATTGCCAAGATAGAGAGTAATAATGGCGGACGGGGGTTCGCGCGATCTGTGGAGCGCATACTGTGGGAACAGTATGCCGACCGAACTGTTGCAATAGAGTGGTTTCACCAAAGCGAAAATAAACAGGCGCGCATACTGTCGGGAGCAAGCTATGTAATGCGTAATCTGTACTACCCGGAAAATTGGGATAGACGCTGGCCTGAATATTATCGTGATATGAACACATATCAGCGCAGCGGTAAAAACGCACATGACGATGCGCCGGATACTACTACAGGCATTGCTGAAATGCTGCAGGGTGACGGGCAGGGCGAATTTATGGTTTATTGAAAAAATTAAGAAAAGAGGTACAACACAGTAACATATATAAACAGCATTACGCAGGGTGATTGCCTGCGGATTTTGCCAATGATTAAAAGCGAAAGCGTAGACTTAGTATTAACAGGCCCGCCGTATGGTATTAGGTATCGCCCGCAAACAGATAAAACAATAAAAAACGACGCAGAACATTGCATAAAAGCGCGTAAGCGCATAAATGCACTAAAGGAGGAACCTAATGGGAATACGTTGGGAGGCAGTAAAGGCACTCATCACGGGTAAAGCCGACTCCGGTATGATGGATTTTATGCAGTCAGGACGTAGCAAGCCTCCGGACAGAAATACCGAAGAATGGCTGCAATCATATTTGAATAACCCCCGCCTTGCGCCGGTGCGAAAAATAGCCACCGACCTATCGAGCATACAAGGAAAGCTATACCGCGGTGCAGGTGAAAAGCGAAAAGAGGTGCAACAGCACCCCTTTTTAGATTTCTGGGATTGCCCTAACCCGCTGCCGGAGCTGACAGCCGCTAATATATGGCGACTCTTGGAAATATGGTATCAGCTTAAAGGCATGGCTCTGTGCGTTATCGAGCGCGACCACCGCGGAATGCCGACCGAATTATGGCCTGTACCGCCGCATTGGATAATGGACATTCCCCATAGAGGACATACATATTACACTATAAAAAACCCGGACGGCAAACCCGCAAACGTGCCGCTGACAGACGCTTTTGTACTTAAAGACCTAAACCCGCTGAACCCTTATACGAGCGGAGCGGGCCAAGCAGAAGCTGTTGCAGATGAAGTTGAAGCTTATGAGTATGCTACAAAGTATTCAAAAATGCTGTTCTTTAACGACGCCCGCCCGGACTATCTGATCGCGGCCCCGGGTGTAACCGAGGAGCAGATAAAACGATTCATAGCCTCCCTTGAGGCAAGGCACAGAGGACCATGGAATGCTCATCGGCCCGGTATAATACCGCGAGAAGTAAATATGTTCCGGATGTCTGATAGCCCGCGCGAGATGGACTTTATTGCATCGCGCAAAGACCTGCGCGACACGATCAACAGCCACTGGGGAGTTCCGCCGGAGATGCTGGGCATAGTTGAGAACAGTAACCGTGCTACTGCTGCCGCCGCCAAATCCATATACGCCGAAAATGTGCTTACGCCACAGCTTATGCTTAGGCAAAACGCGATAAACGTTCAGCTCTTACCCCAATTCGAACGCGGCCTTGAATGGGAGTATGACGATATCATACCGCAGGATGAGGAGTATCAGCTGCGAGTAGCGAACGAAGGATTAAGCCGCGGTGCAATAATGGTAAACGAATGGCGCACTAAAATGGGACTTGACTCCGTAGAAGGCGGAGACGTGTTCCTAATGCCCATAGGGTGCATGGTTGTGCAAAAGGGTGATTTTTTGTCAACAGACATGCGCGGGGATGGTGCAAACATAAACCCTACTGACCCGGCGGGTGCAAATATAACGCCTGCCGGGGTGAAAGCAAGACGTGTGCCGCCCGATCGCAACCGCGTGCGCCATGCAATGGATAAAACACGCAGAGAGCAGGAGCGAAGCGCCGGACCGATCATATACCGCGCACTGAAGAAGCAGCTTTATGGCATCATAAAGCAGCTGGGCGCTGACTCCAAAGCGGAAGATGACGGCTGGACTAAACTGCTTACGGTTGATATGTCCGGTGATATGCGTAATGTTGCGGATAGAGTTGAAAGCATACTGCTGCAAACCGTGGACTGGCCATACAGCGAGAACGAGCTGCTATCTAACGTTAGAACGGTGTGGCAAACGGCATACGGATCCGGCGCCGAGCTTGCGTCCAATGTGTACAACATAAGCATAAGGCAACCATCGCTCACACATCAGCTATTGGTAAGCGGTGCGCAGCGGATAAAAGGCATAACCGATACAACAAGAGAAATGCTTTCAAAGACTATTGCCGAAGGCATAATTGCCGGTGATGGACGGCAACAGCTGATAGATAGGGTCCGCACAGTTATGCCCGGCGCATCACCCGGGCGCGCGGGCGTTATTGCCGCGAACGAAGTCCATACAAGCTTGATGTCGGGCAATTTCAACACAATACGCGATGCCGGTTTTACGACAAAGACATGGCTGACTGCCGGTGACAGTGACGTACGCGAAAGCCATAGGCAGCTAAACGGAGTTACCATAGGCATAAATGAACGCTTTGCAAACGGCTTACTGTATCCGGGCGATCCCAATGGTCGCCCGTCCGATATAATAGGTTGCCGATGCGATCTTATAGCAGGCGAGGAAATACAAGCCATACCTATACAGGAACGATCGGAACATGATATACTTCGCTCAGGTGGAGAGGATCACATTGATAATCTGCCGCCGGAAGTTGAAAGGCTACCCGATATCAAACAGCCATTACCGGATGAGGCTGCTGAATCGCTGGCGATGTATGAGCGCGAAATCGCAGAGAACGATTTTGAAACCGCTATCGTTATGACACGTAGCGGGAAGAGCTATCGCATACGGGGCAGGCGCAGCAGCGTCGATATAAGCGCATTGTCTGAAGAAGAACTTTATAAAGCGGTTATGACGCATAACCATCCGGCCGGTGTGACAAAATATAGCTTTAGTGCGGAGGATATAAGTAATGCGCTGGAGCATAGATTTGCCGTGCTAAGAGGCGTTGATGATGAGTATGAGTACGAGATTCGGACGCTCCCCGGCACCGTTGTTAAGGATACTGATACAATGCGATACGAGTTTAAGAACAAGTATATGCGTGAAGCGCTCAACGAAGCGTGGAACCGGAGGCTCAATATGGACACGGACGGATACCATTACGCGTGCCAACGTATGTCTGAAGACTATGGATTCTATTATGTTAGGAGGAAACGAAAGTGAGCTATGTAAGCGAAGCGCAACAGCTGCAGGCTGAAACCGAGATGAAATTAGACGCTCTTTACGAAAAATATTCCGGCTACGTTCCAAAGGGATTGGATGACGAACCTTGGTCGGCTGAAGAGCGAGAGATCATACGTGCTTTTTCGGCGGCAGTAAAGGCGCTGCGACTTAAATATCCGGACTGGGAAGAAGCGGTTGAAGAATACAAGCGGCAGAAAGATGAGCAAGGACACGGATAAAGGCATTTGCTAATTAAGCATCCTGAAACAGGGTGCTTTTTAATTACAAAAAATCAAAGAAGGGTGGAATGGAATTGACTGAATTGAAGCATAAATCGCTGCAATTCGAGCTTAGCGGAGTCGATGAGGAACAGGGCATATTCGAAGGCTATGCATCTGTGTTCGGCGTACTCGACAGTGACGGCGATATAGTAGATCGCGGTGCATTTACCAAGACCATAGCGGAAGGCATGGCAAAAGACGGCGCTACTATACTTGCGCTGCACAACGACCGTTTGCTTCCGGTGGGCAAGACCTTGGAATTGCGCGAAGATGACATTGGGCTATACATAAAGGGCTATATAAGCCCTACCAGCATGGGTAAAGATGTGCGCATTTTGGTTCGGGATCGCGTACTCAAGGAATTGTCCATCGGCTATATGGTAAAGCGGTATACGGTTCAGGCGGATGCACGGCACCTGGAAGAAATCGAATTGTTGGAGATAAGCGTTGTTACGTGGGCTGCAAACAGCTCAGCAAAAATAAGCGGCTATAAAGGCGGCGTTGCAACCGGAAACAGCATAAGCGAACTGCTCGCTGAGGGTCGTGAACTTATTGCCCGCCTGCAAGAGCTTGGAGTTGACACCCCGGATGACGGGGCTGAACTTATAGAAATAAACGATTGATGGAGGTAAAACAAAAAATGGCGTTTACGAAAGAGGAACTTACTACGATCATAGCAGACGAGGTAAAAGCTGCTGTGACAGCAGCTATGAGCGGAGCGAAAGCGGAACCCGGTGAAGCTGCAAACCGTGAGGAAAAAGCCATGCTGCATGATGACAAGACTGTCGAACACAAGTATGCAAGCATATATATGCCGGCAAATAATGGCATAAGTAACGAAGAAAAGCCCAAACTGGCTAAGGGCATAGGCTGGGTGCGTGCCATGAAGAGCGTTGCGCAGTCGGGCGGCGATCCCGATAAGGCTCTGTACGTTGCACAAAAAATGTACTCGGACGACGCAGCGCTCCACCGCGAAATGAAGGCAATGAGCATAACCGCACCGTCCGAAGGCGGATACCTTGTGCCTGAAGTATATGCACAGGAGGTAATTGAACTGCTGCGCCCGTTGACTATAATAGGTGCGCTCCATGCAAGGCGCGTATCTATGCCCAATGGCAATATGACCATACCCAAGCTGCGCGGCGGCGCTAAGGCACATTACATCGGTGAGAAGCGCAAAGGTAAGGCAAGCGGCGCAACCGTGGGCACCGTAAAGCTCAGCGCCAAAAAGCTTATAACCAAGGTTGTTATCACGAATGACCTGCTTAGGAGCAACGCATACGGCGCAGATCAGATGATATTGGACGATGCGCTTGCTGCCATGGCAGAACGTCAGAATGCCGCGCTTCTTAACGGCAAAGGTACAGAATATGAACCGAAGGGAATACTTAACATAGAGGACGTGCAGAGGTGGAGCGTAGGTGCTATGCCCGGCAATGATATAACCGGCAGCATGCTGGCACGCCTGCTGCAGAAAAACGTTCGGGATAACGGCAGCCTTGGCTTTGTACTGAACGGTTATCTCTGGGAGGCACTGTACAACACTGTAAACAGCAGCGGCAACTATGTTTATAGAGCTTCCATGGATGAGGGCAAGCTTGGAAAGTATCCATACTTCGTGTCTGATGCAATCGGAACAGGTAAAGATGCCAATGAGAAGACAAGTATGATTCTTGGCCGCTGGTCGGATTTCATTATAGGCGATCAGCTGGGAATGGAAACAAGACTGTTTGACCAAGGCACTGTTGAAGACGAAGATGGGACTATATCCGCCGTCGATGATGACTGCTCGATTCTCAGGATAATTTCAACGCATGATTTTGGCGTGCGCCATGAAGAATCCTTCGTAGTGGCGAAGGATATATACACTAAATCAAGCACCTGATTTATAGGAGGACAAACCAATGAAGCGAAATCTGTATGAAAGCATCAAAATAAAGCAGAGTGCAAGCGGCGCTGCGGTTGATAGAGACGGTTGTTTGTCCGCGGTATTTGCCGCAGACGTCAGCGCAATAAGCGGATCGCCCACGTCGAGCGGTGTAAGTATTGCTGTCACCCATTGCGATACCGAATCCGGTACATATACCGCCGTTGATGATGAACGGCTGTTTGTTGGATGCAAGGCTGAGCAGGCTGTGGCCGTGGGCAAGCAAACTATATGGAATATAGACCTGTTGGCGTGTAAGAGGTACATAAAAGTAACCGCTACCCCTAAATTTACTGGCGGCACAACCCCGGCTGCTACGGCTGCATATACGCTGGTGCTGGGTGATAATTGTGGGCAATGATAGAGCTTGCAAGCAATGCGCTGACTATACCCGAACGGGTAATGCTTTTAACCGATATACCGTATGAGCAGTACGATGCCATTGTCATGCTTATAAATCAGGCGTCTGCATCCATTGAAACAGAAATGCGGCGCAGGCTTGGGAAGCAGTCATATTCGGAGCGCGTTAAGCCTACAGGGAGCCAAGAGCTGATTCTGTCTCAATGGCCTATACTTGAAGTCAGGCACGTAGAGATTGGCGGACGTGAATTGCCGCCTGCCGCCTATAGCATAGAAGACGGCGGAGTGCTGTATAAGGATGATGGCTGGCCATGGCGTGGTTATCCGTACGGTTTGGCATATGATCCTGTCATGACGAGCAAAAATGTGCTTATCGAGTATACGGCCGGATATATACTGCCAAAGGACGCCACGGAATCCGAGCCTGCCACGCTCCCTGCTGACATTGAAGGCCTTTGCATGGAGATGGTAAGTACGGCCTATAGCAAGGCACGGTCCGGGGGCGGCGCGGGGCTTAGGGCGTTTTCAATTTCGGATGTACATTGGGAATGGGCCGCCGAAACACCGGCATCATGGACAGCGGTGATAGAAAGATATAGGCGGGTGATATAGTGGTAAAGGTAGTTGTAAAAGACAATATTACCGAATGGCGTGACCGTGTGCGTGCCGAATTAAACAAGCTTGCCATGCTGCAAATCCGTGTTGGCATACTCGGCAGCGCGGACGGCGAGCTGCTGCGCATAGCTTATGTACACGAGTTTGGCGCGACAATAACGCCTCGCACGGCGCGCAATCTTGCGATACCGTTAAGCCCGTCCGCCCGAAATAAATCCCCGCGAGACTACGATGATGCATGGGTGCTGGATAATGGTGAGAACCGCTTTCTTGTGCGCAACAAACGCAGCCGTGACGGCGGGGATAACTTAGAGTTCCTATACTTACTTGTTCCCAAGGTTACAATACCCGAACGCTCGTTTATACGAGCCGGATATGACGCCGGCAAGAACAAAATTCTGGCGGCATGCGAATGGGCCGCGCGTGCGATTGTCTTTGACGGCATAAGCGCTGAAATTGCAGCAGAACGCATCGGCATAGCGGGAGTTGGCATTATAAAGCGATATATGCGCAGCAGCGCTATACTTCCCAAAAGCAGCTTAACACTCGCGTCTGCACCAAATAAAACTAAGCCGCTAATCCGCTCCGGACGGCTGGCAAATGCAATAACGTATGAGGTGATAAAGGCATGAGGTTACCGGCTTTCGTAATGAAAACATGCTACGAGCTTCGGCATGACAAAGGCTCTATCGACTACACTAATGGTGGTCAATATACGCCCGGAGCAATAGAATCGATCCCATTCGGCGGTGCTGTATTGCCGCTTACCGACGAGGATCTTCGCTACGCGCCACAGGGCACATATGCAGCAGATGCGCGCAAGCTATATACTGATGGATATTTCCTTGAAATTGGCGCTCAGGTCGATGTGGACGGCATAGTGTACACCGTAACCGGATCGCGCGATTACGGTCACATAGGAACATTGAAACGCTATATAATAGAGCGGAAAGGAACAACGGTATGACGGCTAAGGAGGTCCGAAATATCATTTCACGCAGGCTGCACGGGTTTATCGGGCAGCCTGTGATTTTACACGAGCAGGACGTTGGGGAGCCGGCGCCGCCGTTGCTGTATTACCGGTTTATAAGCCCGCTGATACCGCTCGGCGGAGCAAGCATATGGCACGAGGGCGGCAAGCAATACCGCCGAGAGCCTACTGAAACCACCATGAGCATTACGGCTGTAAGCTATGACCGTAACAGCTCCAATGGCTATATACACGGCGATGATGAAGCTCTTGAACTCGCCGAACGCGCTATAAGCTGGATGCTGCATATAGGACGGCATGACCTGCTGCTTGAGGGTATAACCGTTGTGGAAATAAGCAATGTGCAATGCCGCAGCAATCTTATGATAAATGAGGTTGCGCGACAGTATGGGTTTGATGTGCGTCTGCGCTTTGAGCGAACAACCATCATTGACATGCAGGATATAAAGGACGGAAACATTAAGGAAAATTAGGAGGAAATATATGGTACAGGATATTGTAGTGCATATTAGCCTTGATACAAAAGCGACTCCGCGTGAGTCGCTTATACCGCTGATATTGTCACTTGAGGGCGCTAAGAGCTATAAGGAGTACGCAACGCTCGACGCGTTACTTGCGGACTATGCAGCGACAACCGCTGCCGGTAAAGCGGCTAAAGCGTTGTATGCCAATGCGGAAGAAAGAGGCAATGCACCGGAAACCGTGGCGGTGTTGGGACTTGCTTCATCGTCCACAGCCGAAAACATTACTGATGCATTGGATACCTTGCGCGACAGCCATGATGATTGGTATTATCTGCTGCCCGCCGCGGCCACGGATGCACAGATAATCGCTTTGGCTGCGTGGGCCGCCGGAACCGTGCTGTCGCTGCAGACGCTTGCGACGGGGCAAAAAGAAGCAGAGAAGCTGCTTGTGGCACAATCGGCAACCAAAAGCATCGCCATAACGAGTGCGCAGTCTGTAATATGCTATAACGCAGATGCAGCGAACAGTTACATGCATGCTGCTTGGGTAGGCCGTATGATCGGATACTACCCCGAAGCGGTCACATGGAAGTGGAAGGCACTTGTTGGGATACCTACAGCCGATGTAGATGCCGCTGCGTTGGGTGCGTTGTTAACGAATCATGTCAATACCTATGTCAATAACCATAAACGCGAATATATGCGCGATGGCGTTTGCGCCGATGGCGAATACATAGATGTTGTCATAGGCCGCTGGCAGATAAAACAGGCAATGCGTGCTGCCCTAACAAAGTTGATGGTTGAAACTGACGAAGTACCGTATAACGATACGGGCTTTGCCATGATAGGCGCAGCCATAATAGGCGCACTGAATGGCGCCGCCGCTAACGGTATTATACGGACGATAGATAATAGACCTCAGTATAAAGTGGTCATACCGCGATATTCGGATGCCAGCGAGAAGCAGATGGAACAGCGCATAATGCCGGATATAACGTGGCATGCAACACTTAGGGGCGGCGTACACGGCATAAAGGCAACAGGTACGCTTAGTATAAAGCTTGCTTCCGAGGAGGAGTAATATGGAAATATATAGCTTTGATAATGTGACGATGCTCGTTAACGAGAGGCCTATAACCGGCTATGCCGAAGGCAGCACTATAAAGATCGAGGACAACGAAGACTCCATACTGCCCAAGGTTGGGCTTGACGGTGCTGTTTCCTATGCAAACAACTCAAACCGTTCGGCAAAGATAACGTTTTCACTTGCACAGGACTCGGCCTCGCTACCACGGCTTAGGCAGTTGCTGCAATCACGCACAACTTTTGCCGTGGTGGTTCGTGACGCAACCCCCGGATCGGGGTTTATGCTGCAGGCCGAGAACTGCGCGATACTCAAAATGCCGCCCATAGAGCGCGGCAAAGAAATAAGCAGCGGAGAAGTAATTATATATGTCCCGCGCGCCGACTTGCAGTGATGCGACATAACCGCATTGGCAATAAGTCATATGACCCATGTAGGAATATAAGTGAAAGGTGGTACAGACACATGTATCGTAAAGAAAATATAACCGTTAACGGACAGGAATTTGAATTGCAGTCAGTTTCGCCGCGCTGGTATTTTGAGGTTAATCAGCGGTGCGGAATGTCGGGCGACAATAAAGACATATTACGCTATATGGATACGCTTTTCAAAAACGTTGTGACCTGTCCTATAGAAGTTATGCGCAAAGGCTTTGATTATTTTGAAGAGCGTGAAGATATCGAAACCGCGGAACTACTGGTGAGGGAGATAGAACGATTTCTTCGCCCGGGAAAGCAGCATAGCACAAACGCGGGCGCAGCAGCGGGCGCAGCAGAATAAGGCATTTTGGTTTTTGATATTTGATTCGGGCGGCATCTCTTTTACGGAATTATCGCAAATGGATGCCGCCACTTTTTATGAATGTCTTGCTGCGAAGGAACTGTATGTGACAGCCATAAAAGATAAAACATGAGAGGAGGCGGTTATATGGCCGACCAGAGGGGCTTAACGTTTGGTGTTCAATGGGACATAGATACCGCCCCCTTGGACGATGTTGAAGAGAAACAGCAACAGCTAAAAGAAGACACCAAAGAAACGGCTGAAGGCTTTGAGCAGATCGGGACGAGTATACAGGGGATAGGAAGCCGCGCCATCGGTGCATTTGCAAATATGTCCGGCGCGGGCAAAAGCATGGGTACTGCAGTACGCAGCGCTATGGTTGACAGCATAAGCCGCGGCGATAAGTTGTCAAAAGTTATCAAAACCGGCATAGGAGCAGCTTTTAAGGATGTAAAGACGAAAGCAAAGGGCTTCGGCATGGATGCTAAAACCGTATTCAAGGATATATCAAATGCGGTAAAGCATCCTGTGCAGACTATGAAGGAATCGCTGGGCACAGCGCTCAAAGATGCGCAGAATGACACGGAGGAACTCGGCCGGCAAGCACAAAAGGCAGGCAATGATCTTGATGATCTCGGCAATCGCGGCGGAGCGGCTGCGGATACGTTGGGAAGTAAATTCGCCGCGGCAATAAAAACCATTGCCGGGCTTGCGATAATAAAAAAGGGCATAGATCTGCTGAAGGATTTCGTTGGCGGCGCAATAGACGCCGCAGCAAATGCCGAAGAAACGCAGAGTAAATTGGATACTGTATTCGGCTCTGCGGCGGCGGGGGCCGAAACATGGATAGACAGCTTCAGCTCGGCAGCGAAGCGCTCCAAACAAGAAATCAAGGGTTTTATGGCAGACGCGCAGGCTATGATGAAGGGCCTCGGAATGGCGGAAGATGCCGGAGGCGAAATGTCAAAGTCAATAACATCGCTTGCGTATGACCTTGGAAGTTTTCACAATATTTCGGATGAAGCTGCTTTTGCAAAAATCCGTTCGGGTCTTATGGGAGAATCCGAAGGCTTAAAGTCGCTTGGCATAGTAATGAACGAGGCCGCTATACAGCAATCTATGCTGTCGATGGGCTATCAGGGTGACGCATCGGCGTTGCGCAAACGGTTCAGTGAATTAGATGAAGCAACCAAGGCACAAATCCGTTTCAATGTGATAGTTACCCAATCCGGAGATGCGCTGACTGATGTAACGCGTACGTCCGGCAGCTACACAAACGGGCTAAAGGGTGTAAAAGGTATGTGGCAGGATTTTATTGCTACTGCCGGCGCCAAGTTTACTCCCGTGCTGACAACATTGTTTAATACCATATTATCGAATTGGCCTGTAGTAGAGCCAATGCTCATGCAGTTTGTAGATGTACTTGCGAACGGGTTCACGGAGGGCGTTCCGGTGCTTATGCAGTTGGGCATGACCTTGCTGCCGATATTGATACAGATGCTTAGCACCTTGTTTACGGTAATACAGCCTTTGATACCCATTATATCGAATGCGGCACAGACCGTATTGCCGCCGCTTATCAGCATTATATCATTGCTGGCACAAACGTTGTTGCCACCTATAGTGCAGATATTGAACATAATATGTACTGCCATATTGCCGCCGGTAATGCCGATATTGTCAGTCATAGCTCAGGCAATTTTGCCGCCGGTCGCGCAGCTGCTATCGCTGATAGCACCGCTGTTGCAGGCTATCGCGCCCATACTCAGTGTCACGGGGCAGATACTCAGCACCATAGCCAATGTAATAGGTACTATAATCGGCTGGATAGCGAATGCGGGAAGTGCGGTAATAAACTGGATCACGGGTCTGTCCGGCGGGGCTGCGGATGCAGCTGCGGCTACAAACGATATTGCCGATAACCTTGGCACCATTGCCGATACATCAGGCTTTGAAGTTCCCGCCATGGACATACCGAGTGTTGATATCCCCGCCGTTGAAATGCCTGAAGTTAATCTGCCTACCGGCGCAGCTCAGGCCGGAATGGAGAATATCAAGCATACTGCGAGTGATGCATATACGGATATCGCGGACAGAAATGCGGAAATGTGGGACAGCATGGGCGGTGCGGCGGAAGCCGGCGCTAACGTTATTGTGCTGCAGTTCCGCCGCATAAAGGAAGCGGCCGAAGAAATAGGCACCGTATCAATACAGGCCAATATGACGGGTATTGGTACGAAAGTACCGCACAACGTACGGGGTACGGACAACCATCCCGGCGGCTGGACATATATAAATGATGGGCCGAACGGCGGAGAACTGGCATATCTGCCGGGAGGCAGTGCAATTGTGCCTGCCGATAAAACTGACCGCATCATTTCGCGTGGCGGAAGCAGTAAAGTATTACACTTCGCGCCAAGCGTAAATATAACGGTATCGGGTAGTGCATCCGCAGCGGATAAGGATGATTTGGAGCAGCGGGTGCGCCGCGTAATACGCGATGAATACGAGCGGTTGCGCGCCGAAGAAGCCGAACAAGAAGCTATACAGGAGGGAATTGCTTAATGAGTTATTATCTCATGGGAGATAGCGGAACCGTAGTGTTCCGACCCTATACCGGTGTAGTGGAGTCCGAAGATGCATCTTATAGCAATAAAGTCACAAGCAACCCGATAGAGGGCGGCAGCACTATAGATGACCATGCGGTAGCGGAACCCGTTAAGGTATCGATATCCGGCATGGTCACATCACACTCCGCTGCCGCCCGCGCAACGCTTATAGCGATGTGCCGGAACCGCGATTTGATAGCTTACAAAGGTGAAAATCAGTACGACAACATGCTCATAACGTCATTGTCTATAGGGCAAAGTAAGACCGCCGGTACGGGCTTTACTTTTAAGCTTACATTGCAATATATGCGCCTTAGCGCATCGGCATTTGCCCCGATATCTGCATTTGCAATGTCATCGGAAGCGCGTACGGCAACCCCATCGGGCAAAAAGCAGAAAGGTACAAGACAAGAGCAAAACGTAGGGCTTGTAACTCCGTCAAGTGCATATGCCGACTATGTTTCAAGCTTTAATGATCCCCAGCCAAAGAATAGCGGCATGGCTGCGGCGCGATCCAATCCATCTTACAGGGGGTATTGATGATATGAAGCTTATGGCAGATGCTGTTGCCTTGAAATATATACCCGTGACTGCCGGGATGGTACCGTGTACGTTAGATATTAAGCTTGACGATAAGACCTATAGAATGGCATTCAAGTATAACGAGGAAGGCGCGTTTTTTAGCGTAGACCTATCAGTGCCGGTGCCGAACAATGTGCTGCTGTGCTATGGCGAGATCATAAGATACGGGAAGCCGTTATTTGAACAGTTTGCCGATGAACGCTATCCGCTGCCGCTTATAATACCTGCCGCTGCGGAAGGCGACCGCATAGAGACGATAGATTATGACAATTTCGGGCGAACTGTAAAGCTGTGGCTTATCGAAAGGAGTGAATGAATGCGTTTTTGGAAGCGTAGAGCGTCTTTACAGGTTGGGACAAGCAGATATCAGCTTGATGATCTTAAATTCAGCTTCGAAGTTACGTCAGAAGACGATGCCGGAATACCCATATGCAAGCTTGAAATATATAACCTTGCGCCAAGTACCAGGGCGGCTATATCAAAAGGCACGCCGATAATTGTAAACGCCGGATATCGGGACGATATCGGATCTGTTTTTGTCGGCAGTGTTGCATCATTTAGTCATGATATCGGTAAACTTGATGCTGTCACGAAGATAACCGCAGCGGACAGCTTGCAGCAATGGCTTGGTTCAAACGTAAACAAAAGTTACAAAGGCCCGATTACTGCAAAAAACGTGGTGGCAGACCTGCTCGCACTATTCGGCGTAGAGGTAGGGCTTTGCATGCTTGCCGAAGATCCTATATACAAACGCGGGAAGGTATGTACCGGCAGGCTTAAAGATGTACTCACCAAGATTGTTTGTACGGATTGCAAGTCACGATTATTACTGCGTACAGGGCAGATCGTAATAGCCCCTCCGGAGGTCGGCATAACCACAGGATACCTGCTAACACCACAAACCGGATTGCTTAAATCGTCATCTAAGTCCGAAAGTCAAACTGTAAATACGGCAGCCAAACCCGCTAAAAAGACAAGAGCGCAGCAAGCTGAAGCCGATGGCAATGAAAAGCGCGAGTGCCTTCTGAATTATCATATCGGCGTTGGCGATATCGTCTTGATACAGGATTCAACTGCATCAGGAAGCTACATGGTCAAGAAGATAACCCATAAAGGCGATGGAAGCGGCGATTGGAAAACGATAATGGAGGTGGTGCCGTCATGAGCATTAGGGATAACAGATCCGCGCGGGAAGAAAAACTCTCGGGCGGGCTACGGGTTGCAGAGTTAGTGAAAGTAGTGCGCTTTAATGCGGAATCCATGACTGTCGATGCACAACCGCTCGTGAAGGTGAGCATAGACGGGACCATGGCTAACCAGCCTCAGCTTACAGGCGTTCCTGTGGCCGGTTTATGCATGGGCGATTTTGCCGTCCGCCCATGGTACAAGAAGGGCGATATTGGCTTGGTCATTATCTGCGATAAGGATATAGATGCGGCATTGGAAGGCAAAATTACAGAGCCTGCCACAAGTAGAAATCACGACATGACGGACGCTGTATTTGTAGGCGGTATAGCCAAAGACGGCAAAGCGCCGTCCGGACTTCCCGATAACGCACTTGTGCTGTCTGCGGGCAGTACATATATAGCTGTAAAGCCTGATGGCATAGAAGTAAGCGGCAAGCTGATGCTGAATGGTGTGAATATAAGCGAGCATACGCACAGCATACCTACGGGCGGCGATACGGGAGGTCCGCAATGAACTTATATGTGGATGAGAATACGAGAGACATTGCTTTCGAAGCAGATGGCAGCATAGCAACAATAACAGGCGCTGCTGATATAGCACAGGCGGTACGATGTACACTGCAGGCATGGCTCGGAGAATGGGAACTTGATGTAAGCCACGGAACAGACTATGAAATGGCGTTTTCCGATACCGCTGTAAGCGATGCCGAAATAAAGGAAATAATCAGTGCGGCAATTTATCAGGAACCGCAAGTTAAGAAAATTGAAATGCTGGAAATTGAGCGCGTAGGGCGTGTTATACATGTGTGTTTTGCGGCTCGACTTAAAAGCGGAGAGATGATATCCGGGGAGGTTGATAATAATGGATGACTGGGGTATTTCCGCGGCGGGTTTTAGGAGACCGGGTTATACCGAACTGCTTGATGCATATGAGCAGCAGGCAAAAGCGAAGTTTGGCAACGATATAAACCTATCCGTGCGAAGCATACTCGGGCTTATGCTGAGAATATACGCGTGGTTTTCATCGTTGATGTGGCAGCTTGCCGAGGATGTCTATAACGCAGGCTATGTCGATACAGCAACAGGCATATCTCTTGCGCGCATAGGTGCGATAATCGGCATCAGACCGTATATAGCGGCAAAGGCTACGGGAGAGCTTACATTCACGGGCGAGGCGGGTGCTATTATCCCTGCGGGAATGATAGCAGCCGCAACCAACAGGGCGCAGTTTGTCACGCTGTCTGAGGCTAAAATCGGAAACGATGGCACTGCTACGGTATCCGCCAGGGCTTACGATGTAGGGCCGGACGGCAATGCGGCTGCGGCAACCATTACCACGATAGTAACACCCATAGCCGATATAGATACTGTTACCAACGCGGCGGCATTTGAGGGCGGGCGCAACCGTGAGACGGAAGCGGAGTTCCGCGCGCGGTACTACCGAAGCGTAAAACGTGTAAGCGGCGCCAATACCGATGCCATACGCGAAGAAATACTGACTGTGCCGGGCGTACAGCACGCAATCGTATACGAGAACTGCACCGATAGTGCTAATACGGCAGGGCTGCCTGCACACAGCATAGAAGCCGTTGTGTTAGGCGGGCAGGATATGGCGATAGCACGGGCTATATGGGCGCGCAAAGCTGCCGGAATACAAACATACGGCAGTAGTAATGCCACGGTCATAGATGCATCGGGAAATAATCAAACGGTCAATTTTTCGCGCCCGAATCAAGTTGCCATATATGTTAGAATTGCCGACTTACAGATCAAACCGGGCTATACTGCTGCCGACGTGCAAAATCGTATAAAGGCTGCGCTTATATCGTATATTGGTGCGCTTGGCGTGGGCGGCGGCGTGTACTATACGCGATTGATCGAACAAGTCAATAAGGTGGAAGGCGTGACAGACTATAGGCTTACCGTCAGCAACAACGGCACGGCATATGGGATAGCTAATATCGGCGTATCCTCAAGGCAGACAGCCTATATAGACGGGGATAAGGTGGTATTCTCATGACGCTGCAGGAACGGATGCTTGACATGCTCACAAGCGCTTATAACAGGAATCCCGATGGGAACATAGGTAAACTGATGGGGATATTTGCGAATGGGCTTGAGCGTGTGGACAGTACATTGCGCAATATATGCGACTGGCGAAACCTTGAAACCGCGAAGGGGAGAGTGCTTGACCGTATAGGCATAAATTACGGCGTGGCACGGGCAGGGCTTGACGATGAAACCTATAGGCTGATGATAGTAACAAAAATGCTTGCAACATACTCAGGCGGCGATCCTGATACTCTGATACATGCCGCCGCCGCATTGCTTGGTATAGACAGTACAGCCGTAGAACTGGTCGAAGGGGTAGCAGCCGTAAGCCTCGTCGTAGATGAGCCGGAAGTTCCAACTGCCTTTTTTGACAGGCAAGACGCAATATGCGACATGCTGAAGCAGACCGCGGCAGCCGGCATAGCGTTAACGCTTGAGCTGCGACGACCCATTTACCAACGATTGGCTATAGGCATGATATTACAAGATATAGAAACATTAACTATAAGGCAGGTGAACTGACGTGAGCTTTTCGGGCGGATTATATCTTACCAATTCCGGGCGGCTTGCGCTATCAAAAGTACAGGCGGATAGCACTAAAACGCTGCGTTTCACCAAATTTGCATTTGGCGATGGAGCATTGAACGGAGGGTTAGAGATCGAAAGAACGTCTCTGGTCAACCGGAAAGACACTTCGAATATAACGCGATTGCGCGTAAATGGTGACAACACATGTACCGTGGGCACTAAGCGCCTCGGAAATGCCGTTGGCGGCTACTACTTGCGCGAGATAGGCCTTTACGCCAAAGATCCGGACAATGGCAACAACGAGATATTATACGGCTATGCGAATGCAGGAGACGATGCGCAATATATACCGGCTTCGGGCGGTGCTGAAATCGTTGAGAAAACTATAAACATAATTATATCAATAAGTAATGGCGCAAGCGTAACGGCTACACTATCCACCGGCGTATACGTTACACCGGAAGAGTTTGAAGCCCATGTAAACGACAAAAACAACCCACATGGGGTGACGGCGGCACAAATAAGTGCGGCCGAAGCCGACCACACCCACGGCGCAATTACCAACGATGGCAAGATAGGCACAGACGCAAACAAGGCCGTATTCACCGGCGAGGACGGCGCGCTTAAAGCCGGTACGCTGCCGATAGCCGCCGGCGGCACGGGCGCCGTTACGGCAGACGCGGCGCGGGAAAACCTCGGCGCACAGAAAAAGAGAATCACGTTTGTCAACACGAATGTAGCTGCCTCGGCATGGGCGGCAGATGAAACGTATACGGACTATCCGTACCGCGCTGCCATTCCGCTCACAGGCGTTACGGCTGCGAGCTTTGCCGAAGTTGTGCTGTCACCTGCCGACGCGGTATCCGGTGCATATGCGCCTGTGTGCGAAACATATGCAGGCGGTATATATCTGTATGCCAACGCCGCACCCGGCGCGGCTGTGACGATACCGGCTATAGTAATATGGGGGTGACGGCATGATAGGCAGAGTAAACACGGGCGGCGGCAAGATGAAATCGATCATAGGCACATTTACGTCCAATAAGTACGCAGCACAGTCAACATTCAGCGTTACCGGACTAAAGTTCAAACCTAAGGTTATATTTGTCAGATTGCTTAGCAGCAGCAACGAAGCCGTACACGGCGAAGACTACGGTTCGTGCTTTGGCACGATAGATGCCGCACAAATGATAGATATAGACGCAGGCGTTGCAGTGTATATGAGCAAACGTACAGACTTAAACGACTATTACGGATGGGCTGATATGGCACTATCAGGTATCACGTTTGCCAATGGGACGTTGACGGTGAAGGCAGGAGGAGCGTATAGCACCATTTGCTCTGATTTTCATAAACACTGGACAATAGGCACATATGAATACCGTATATACGGCGTATAAGGAGCAACAAAGATGTACATAAGACGAGTGTTTTACGACCCCGCCACAGGGGTCGCTCTTTATATCTATACCCAGCAGGGCGATTTTGAATATACCCGGTCGGAGGTGATGGCCGCGCTTATAGGCTATTCGGACGCGGCGTGTATGGAGTGGACAACGCCCGATTCCGCTATTGAAGCGGCTTTTGCGGAGACGGATGCGGACGGCAAAGCGCGCCGTGTGAATGTGAGTGTGGACGTCTCAGGCGACAAGCCGCAGCTAATATTTGAATATGAAGCGATAGAAGAAGCAAGCGGTGATGACCCATATGAGATAATCGATATACTGACTAAGGAGGCTGCGGCGGATGGCTAACATAGAGCTGCGAGTGCGCGGGCAACGCTTACTCATGAATCGTGGCTATGTCGTTGCCGGAACGGTGCGCTATCTGACCATAAAGGCAGCGCTCAGCGAGGACTGGCGGGGCCGCGAGGTGTGGGCGTATCTTGAATACGGGGATAAGAAATATAAGACGCAGCTGAACGCCAATGGTGAATCTACAGCACGAGCAGGCCTTAATCTGAGCGCAGGCGAGTGGTCTATATACCTTATGGGCTACGGCAGGGACGCGGACGGCAACGAAACGTGCATAACGAGTGACCGCGTGACGCTTAATGTGTATCCGACCGGCGCTTCAGGCGGCGAACAGCTTCCGGCAGACGAAGAAGGCGCGGGGTCGCTGAATGCTATAGAAATGTATATATGCGACTTTGCAAGCGCGGAAGACTGCATCATAACGATAGGGGGTCACTATGGCACGAAGCGCGCAATCGTATCAAGGTGATAAAGTGCCTGACTTTCGGATTGCCACAAAGGCAATGGAAATGCTGGATTATACGCTGAGAATAACCGAAAACAAGGACATATATCCTAACTGGACAAGGGGCAACCTTGTGCGGTATATACGCGATACCGCGGCGGATATATTGCGGCATATAGTCACGGCTAATGACATAAGCCGCGGCGGCACTACGCCATACACGGCAAGGTTGGAAGCACAGGAACGGGCTATACGGGATTGCTCCTACTTGCTTTCCCTGATAGATATATCTGAGCGCACGGGGCGTATAAGTGCGAGCCGTGCCCAGTATTGGGGCAAGAAGGTGCGCGATGTCAAGTACATGTGCATGGCATGGCGCAAAAGGGAGCAATCCGTTTAGTAGTGTGCAGCCTGATATAGCGGTGAACGTTTGGACGCGGTGGCCTGCCTCGGCGTCGGCTGTGGTGTACGTCAACTCCAACGGCAACGTCAACACGAACTCGCCTTCCAACAACAACTACGCCCGCCCCGATCTGTGGAGAACGCGAGACTGCGGACTGACTGCATAGCGCGCCACACAAAGGAGGCTGCATACTATCTTTGCCACGAACGGCAAAGATGAATACACAATGTCGGCTGTGCTGCCCTACGGGACGGCACAGGAGAAACGGCATTCCATATTAACTATGTACGAAATACTATATACGCCCGATGTGCTGCATCGGGCTTTTAACCGTGCAATGCGCGGGCACCGTAACGATGCGGAACATGCCGCGGCGGAAGCGCATAAGATTGAAACTATAGAATACCTCGCCCGGCAGCTTCGGCGCGAAACCTACGAACCGCGTCCTTTGCGGCAGTTTTGGGTGACTGAGCCGAAGCGCAGGCAGATACAAGCGCCCTGCGTGATGGATAAAATCGTACAGAACGCGCTTGTGGATGGGCTGCTGTATGATTGGCTGACAAAGCCTTTTATCCGGGATTGCTACTCAAGCGTTAAGGGCCGCGGGACAAGTGACGGACTCGCCCGGCTGAAGCTTTTCATGGGTGAGTATTATCGCTGCCACGGCGCTGAAGGTTGGGTGCTGAAATGCGACATACACCACTATTTTGACAGCATAGACCAATCTGACGTGCTGCGGCGCGCCGAGCGGTACGTGCCGGACGCGCGTGTTATGGCGCTGCTTGCCAAGTATGTACGGCTTACATCGCACGGATTACCTCTCGGACTGCGTACATCGCAGCCATTGGCAAACCTTGAATTATGCGAAATCGACCACCGCATAAAAGAGGTTTACCGCTGCCGGTATTACGGCAGATACATGGATGATTTCTATATCATTCATAACGATAAAACATTCTTGAAAGAGTTGCGGCGAGAGATTGAGGCAGGCCTCGCCGCAATAGGGCTGAGGCTTAACGACAAGACGCAAATATTCCCGCTGGCGCATGGGATAGAGTTTCTGGGGTTTCGCACGTATCTGACCGGCACAGGCAAGGTAGTGCGCGCACTGCGGCAAACGGCTAAAACCGCGCTGAACCGCGGTATAAAGCGATATGATGCTATGTACAGGGCAGGTGCTGCGTATGAAGAAATACAGCGAAGCTATCAGTCGCGCCGTGCACACCTGATGCAGGGGAACTGTCGCGGCCTTATACTGCGCTGTGACGCGAAAATGAAAGATATATTTAAGGAGGAGAGTATGAACGAATGAGCCAACCAATTACTAATTTACCAGTAGGAACACTTGTGAATTTGATGGAAACAAACGGCGATGCAACCATGGGCAAGCCGTGGCGCATCATTGCCACGGCAGATAAGAACCCGTATAAAAACGGCGTATTTATGCTGCGCGACAAGGCAACCGGCACAGGCGCAAATGAGTCCGCTTTTAAGTGGAACAACGCTGCAAACGAAGTAAATTACGAGAACTCACAATGCGACATAAAGCATGAAGCGGAGTTTTACGGAAGGTTTGACGAGGCTACAAAGGCGCTTATAATGCCAACGGCCATAAAGGTATATGACAACAATGCGGGCGAGGTGGTGAGCATAAATCGCCATGTGTTTGCGTTGTCCGCCCGTGAATACGGCGTGGACTCATATGCTACGGACACAACGGAGGATCCCGGCTACTTTACGGATAATGCGAGCCGCAAATGCTATAACGAGCAGGGCCAAGCGGTGAACGTTTGGACGCGGTGGCCTGCCTCGGTGTCGGCTGTGGTGTGCGTCTACTCCGGCGGCGGCGTCAACGCGAACTCGCCTTCCAGCTACATCTACGTCCACCCCGCTTTAATTCTTGCATCTAATAGTCTTGTGTCGGATGCACCTAACGCGGATGGCAGCTACAATTTGATAACAAACGGTGCCATACCGCCCCGCGAAGTGGAGTTTACTGCGTTGCTGGGGCAAACGGACAAAATGCCACAAAAGATAAAAGTCGAATGTGAGTACGAGATGCAGAGCGGCACGATAGAGTTCTGGGCGTGCAACAACTATAACGACCCAATACCCGCATGGGAGAAAATAGAGCTGGGAGAACAGCATAGGTTTGCCAATACTACCAAAGCTGCTGAGACGTGGGCGCTGGGTGTAAAGTGCCATGCGCAGAGTGAAAACAACATAACTGTGTATGAACCGTGCGCGATAGTAAGTTTTTAGGAGGTAAAGAGAGTGAATGCAGCAAAGTATTTGAGAAAACGCGCCGAAGCAGACAGAGAACAGGCATTTATCGATGCTGCCGAACTTGCCGATGTAGCCGCCGAGGTCGAAGCGGAGATAGCGGCATATCAGGAGATTATAGACATAATGGAAGGAGGTGAAGAAAACGATGCCGATACGGACTAAAGACGCAGCCCGCGCTTGGCGGGCAAACGAAGATAGGCGGGAAGCGGAGTACATAGCCGCGGGAGCCGCACAGGCGCAAGCGGCTAAGGCTGCTCCCATTGCAACGGTGGGTATGTTTGTAGACGGGTTTGCACCATGGGAGGTGGGGAAGGCATACAAGCAGTATGACCTTTTTTTATATAACGGCATGGTTGGATTCTGCCGTCAGGCAGTTACATCGGCTGCACACCAGCCGCCGTTCAGCACGGGTATGGAAGCGATTTACGGCGTTCGCCCCGCGCCCGATGATAACGGCGTGTATCCGTATGTGTACAACATGGCGGCAAGCGTGGGCATGAGAGTGCGCGAAGGCGATAACGTGTATGTCTGCATCCAGCCCGCAGATCCGCTGCTTTATCCGCCGTCACAGGTTGCAGCGCTTTTCACTTTGGAAAAATAAAGGAGGAAACTTAATGAAAAAGACTATACTTATACTTCTGCTTGCGCTTACGCTTTGCGCAAGCATACCCACATTGGCTATGGGCTGGGCATATACGCCCGACCCTGCGCCGGAGTATACCGTGACCGTGAGTAAGCTTGACCGAGTGCAGACCACTACCGGAACGGCATATACACCTGTGCCGGACAAGCTCGCAACGACTGGACAGGTCGTATACTTCAGCGTGCGCATAACGGATAGCGGCGGCAATGATGTCAAAGGCGATATACGGCTCGGCGACTTGGAAGTGCTGTATATAGACGGCAGTATAATAGCCGCCACGGTGACCGGCGCACATCCGACTGTAACGGCATCCATAGAGACCGCTACGCCTGCCGACCAGCTTGTATATAACGGTAAGCCTATAATAATCACGGGCGACACTGTTACAATAGACAAGCTGGTGTTCACACGCCAAAACAATGTCGCAGTAAGCGTAGATATTGCAGACGGCAACCTTGGCGAACTGTCTCGCGCGCTTGCGGCGTTGGGTATGACCATAGAAGATGTATACAGCGGCAAAATATATATGTCCGATGCCGCGCTTATAGCCAACTTCGGGCAGCGCAGCAGAGCCGAGGCAACGGCAAGGTGGTATGCAGATGCGGATGCCGAAGTAAAGCCCGCTGTACCGGGCCTGCCGCAGACCGGCGATAACGCAGGTGCCGCCGGCCTTGTACTTGTAGTGACCGCCGTGCTGATCATAGGTGCAAAACGATGGGCAAGATAGCAGACTTCGTAGCCTACCTTGAATCGCATATAGGCGATGCATATGTGTGGGGCGCCCAGGGCCGGCGCGTAGATACCATGCCGGACGTATCGGCATGGGTACGCAAGCGGGAAAAAGGCAATTTGATACAGGCAGCGCGATGTATGCGCTACATAAAGGCCGCAAAGAAGCGCCCGCTATATGCGTTTGACTGCTCCGGACTGATAGTTTACTGGTTGCTGAATGTCAAAGGACTGATAAAAGGCGACGCTACCGCAAACGGCCTGTATGCACAGTGCAGCAAACAGGGCAAAATCGGTGCATGGACGATAGAACCCGGAGACTTTGTTTTTGGACGCAAAAGCGGCGAGATGAAGCATGTTGGGGTATATGTCGGAAACGGGTACACCATCGAAGCCAAAGGCCGTGACGTAGGTGTTGTAAAGCTGCCGCTTGATAAAGGTACATGGACGCATCAGGGCAAGCATCCGGCGTTGGAAGAAGCGGAAAACAAGGCGCCCGAGCAGCGCGTGTTCCGAATCGAATCACCATTGCTGCGTGGCGAGGATATACGCGCCATGCAGACAGCGCTTGACCTGTGCGGCTACCCGTGCGGTGATGCAGACGGCATATGTGGCCGTAAAACCGTTGCGGCGGTGAATGAGTTTATTCTGGCACATGATGCCATAAAATAATGGAGGTAAATATGAAAAGAAAAGTATTTATTGGACTTGTATTCGTAGCGATACTTGCGCTTACATGCGCGTCTGCTGCGCTTGCACAGACCACGGACGAACCTGCTGCGCATGTCGGGTTTTTCGACTGGGGTGTACTCGCTACCTACGCCGGCGCAACAGCCGCCACTATTGCAGTAACACAGGTTTTTAAGGGTGTGGGTTTTATCGATCGCATACCCACAAGGTTATTCGCTTATATTGTGGCGCTTATAATTCTTATAGCCGCCACAGCGTTTACTGATGGCATAACTCCTGAATCGGCAGCCCTTTGCATTGTCAATGCGTTAATGGTAAGTCTGGCGTCAAATGGCGCATATGATGCCGTGATAACAAAGAACAATTAA